GTGATCGTCTGGCGATCACGACACGGCCAAGAGGTTTGGCATCAGGCCGGTTGAACCGACCTGACAGCTAGGGGCCTTAGCTCAGTTGGTAGAGCGCTGCCTTTGCAAGGCAGATGTCAGGAGTTCGAATCTCCTAGGCTCCACAATCAAAACAGCAGGTCAGACCGCTTATGGCCTGGCCTGTTTTGCGTTCAGGCCGCGCCGGTGGCCACATTTTGACCACATTGCCCTGTTAAAAGCGCATTCATTGCGACGCCCACAGCCTGGACATCGGACTCGTACAAGTGGCCATACCGGTCCAACGTCAGGGCCGCGGACTCGTGGCCCAGCATGTTCTGCAGCGTCTTAATGTTGCATCCGGCCTGGATCGCCAGAGACGCCGCCGTGTGCCGCAGCTCATGGAGCTTGAAGTCATACACGGTCGCGTCCCCCTCCACCCGAGGGAAAAGGCCGGCCGCCGCGACCGCCTGGGACCACCACCGCCGCCGCACGTTGCTCCCCCGCATCCGTCCGCCCGCCGTATCGGGGAACACCAGAGCGTCGTCCTGAGCGGGTTCCCCGAGTAGGTCGGCGACGAACGTAGACAGGCTCACGGTTCGGCCCTTACCGCTCTTCGGCGTCCCCTGCTCGAACACACCATTGACCAGAGCTACCGATCGCGACACCCGGATCTGACGCCTGTCGAGGTCGACGTCACGCCACCGAAGCTCGGCCACCTCGCCGAACCGCAGCCCGCACGTACCCAACACGTACACCAGCGCACGATGCTCCCCAGCCGCGTCCGCCAGCGCGTGGAGCTGGCCCAGCGTCAGGAACCGTTGTTCGGCCTCCTGGATCGCAGGCAGCTCGATCTTCTGGTCGATGGGGTTCACTACCAGCCGGTTGTCATCCACGGCCATAGACAGCACCTGCCGAAGCACACCGATCGTTTTGTGGACACTGGCGGGTGCATGGGTTCGGCTCAAATCGGCCACCCAATCGCGCACCAGTTCACGGCTGATGTCCCCGAGGGCGACCCCCGCGTGTTCGGCGATGAACGTATCCAGCACTACCTGGTAGCGCGCCCGAGTCGACGGCTTCAACTTGTGCTTGGACTCCAGCCAGTCCTTTGCGTACTCCCCGAGCTTCACCCGGCCAGCTGCCGGTGCGACATAGGCACCACGCCGCTTATCCACCTCCAGCTGCTCGGCCCACGCCTGCGCATCTCGCTTCGTGGAGAATCCGCGCTTCGTCGTCTGCCGCCGATCCGGTGTGCGGTACCGAACCCGGTACCTTATTGAGCCGGAGGTCGTCTGATACTTCTCAATCGTCGCCATCGGTCAAACCTCCCTGCACGCGGTCTTGCTCGGCCATCTGCTGACGTATTCGCCAATCTGGCCAAGCGGCCGATTGAAAGACCAGCGGTATCCGGTCGTCCCCGGGAAGTGGATTGGATCCGCGAAGCCAGAGCCACACGGCACTTGCGTTGATCGGAAAGTCGATGCCAGTGACCGCCACTTCGTCGCGCCCATTCGCTGTATGAGGCATTAGTAATGAAATCGGCGTAACCCCAAGCGCCGCAGCCAATCCGACGAGATCATCCGCGTCCACCCTTCGAGTCTCCGCAACAATTTTTCGAAGCCCGAGCGGCGGGATGGGTCGGCCCAGTGCCTCTAACCGCTCAGACAGCGCTGCAAAGGTCAGATTCTGCTGCGTTCGGAGCCGCTCTACGTTCGCCGCGACGGCGCGACCGGACGCGCCCAGCGGGTTCTTGGTTAACGCTCTCGCAGTTTCCGGGTCGGCCATACAGCCAACCTTAAACGATCATTTGGATCGTTTCGGCGATTCACTTGACCCGTGATGCATGGCGATGCATCCTTATCTCATGAGCGATCATTTGAATCTCTCTACCGATTGAAAGGATGCAGATGGACAGTTACGAAGCGCTGGGGGAACTCCCGTCAATTGCGACGCCGTCCCAACTCGCCGCAGTTCTGCAGACGACGGTCGACTCCCTCGCCCAAGACCGCTATCGCCGCCGAGGAGTTCCCTGGACGAAGGTTGGCGGCCGGGTCAGGTACCTCCGAGTGGACGTACTCAAATACCTGGCGGCCAATCGAATTGGTGGAGACGCAGCCTGATGCGGGAGCTGCCGCAGCAACAGCACGCCGATCTCGGCCTGGTCGACCACGAACCCGCCGGGGACGACCCGGAGGAAAGCAGAACGGCCCCCGAACCCCAGATGTTGGCGCACCTGGCGGGGACCGATCGGAACCACCCCAACCGCTAGATAGGAGAAGTCCACCCATGATGTTACCCACCCCCGGCAGCCTGCCGGTACCGACGGCGGAATGCCGCCACTGCACCGTCCCCGTTGAAACCGGCGACACTTGCAGCTTCTGCACCACCTACGTGCCACCCGCCACCGTCGCCCAGCAGCTCGACGTTGCGGTTAACCGCATCAATCTGCTGCGCCACGACCTCAACGAGGTACTCGACAGCCTGCCCGCCGACGCGCCCCTATTCGGGTGCGCCGACCTCGTCACCGGGATCTGCCACCTCAAGCGTGCCGCTGTCGCCATCGACCGGGCCGGTGCCCAGCTCGAAACCGATTCCAAGGCGGCGACCCGATGAGCACCATCTGGAAGCTGAAGGACGCCGACCTCAACACGTTCCGGGCCCTCGACAAGGATACACGGAGCCTGGTCCTGCGGATGTTGGATGATCCGACCGACTCGGACTTCACCGCGCTGAAGGCACATCCGAACGCGGAAGTCCTCGCGTCATGGCTGTTGGAACTGCCCGCCTATCGGGGCACCGACGAGGCGGTGACCCGATGACCGCAACACACGATGTCGCACTGCCGATCGGCGCAACCACTCCGTTCGACTGGGACGGTGCAACCCGCACGATCAAGGGGGACGCCATCACCGTGTGTGAGGCGACAAGTGCCGGCGAACCCATCCTCGTCGCGCCCTACGCAACCCAACGCACCGACGGGACCATCGTCGACACGAAGAACGACCAGCCGCTGGTGTTCATCGATGTCGTCCATGACGACTTTGCCCATGAAGCGCTAACGGTTCCGGCGCACGCAGCACGCGCCCTTGCAGCGGCACTGATCGCATCCGCCGACGTACTCGACGGGTGGGTGCGGCGATGACGAATCACGGATGCCGATTCACCTGGTGCGTGAATGAAATGTCCAGTCACAAAAGCCAACGCCTGGAGCATTTCGCAGACGTCGAGCGCGTTCCGGCAACCGGATCTTCACTCGCGGGCATCAGTCGCGGACAAGATACTCAGTTCACGGAGATTGGCGTGTCCGCCAGATTCAACGAGGACATCGAGGCCGCGCCTACGGTCTCGGTGAACATCAGTGGCGGACACCCTCATGTGGATGTCGAGGCCGACTTACGGCCCGATGAGGCGATCCTGTTGTACAACGCGCTCGGTGCTGCCATCCAGCAGGCCATCGAGGGCACCAACCTCGACCCCGCCAGGGTCACCGCCTTCTACAGCCAGGAAGCCCGGTGACGTTCAACAACGAGGATGCCCCCGCCGAGCGTGGCGGGGGCACTCCCTCATCCCAACAGCGATCGTGGTGGGACGTTCACCAGTTCATCGAAGCGGTAGTGCAGCAGGCGAACTGCGGACCCATCCCTGCCGCCGGCACGCCAGCCTGGACCGACCTGGCAGATGGTGACCCCCGCAAGCTTCTCGCCGTAGCCATCGACGGCGAGCACTGGACCCTGCGCGTCGAGACCGCCCAGATCGCAATGGCCGAAGCCTCCCGCGAAATCTCCGCGGCTACGGATTGGGGCACCCAAGCACAGCGCATCCGTGGTCGATCCGGCAGCGCATACATCCGAAAGGCCTCCTAGTGCACGACGACTTCTTTGACACGACTCCAGAACTCCAGACCATCAAACAGTGGGCACGTGCCCGATACGCCGCACCTTGGGCCGTCTTCGGTGCCGTCCTGCTCCGGGTCGCCGCCAGCACCGGCCCCCACGTTCAACTTCCGGGCCTCATTGGTGGACGCGCGTCGCTAAACCTGCTGTGTGCTTTCGTCTCCGCATCCGGAGGCGGTAAGGGCATCTCGGACAAGGTCGCTCGCCTCGCCTGGCCGGCTCCGATCATCGAAAGGCCGATCGGATCCGGGGAGGGAATCGCCGCGACCTTCGTCCCTCCGAAGAAGGAGGGCATCGAACCGATTACGGCGGCGATCTTCTCCGTGCCCGAGATCGACACCCTGACCGGCATCGCATCGCGGCAAGGCTCCATCCTGCTGGCACAACTGAAATCCATGGCAATGGGGGAACTGCTAGGCCAGTCCAACGCTTCCGACGCGACCACCCGGATCGTGCAAGCACACACCTACCGCTGCTGCCTCAGCGTCGGCGCTCAGCCCGGTCATACCGGAGTGATCTTCGGCGACACCACCGGAGGCACCCCACAGCGGTTCCTCTGGTTCCCGACCATCGACCCCGACATGCCCGCAGAGAAGGCCGACGACCCTGAACCCCTCAACACCCGCTTGCCGTACTGGACTCCCGGAGATGACGGAGTCGTGGAGATCGGCTACGGCCCAGAGGAGATCGCACAGACGGTCGTCGCCGCCCACCTGGCCCGCCAGCGGGGCGAATCCGACGCCCTTGACGGGCACGCATTACTGACCCGCTGCAAGGTCGCCGCCATCCTGGCGATTCTGCACCACCGATCTGTTGTCTCCGAGGTCGACTGGCAACTCTCCGAGACGGTTATGGAGATGTCCAACCGGACTCGAGATTGGATTGTCGAACAGGCGCGCAAAGCCGACCGGGAAAAGGCCCGGAGCAAGGCAATCGCGCGTGCCGCCGGTGAGGACTTCTACGACCAGAGCCGACTGGAGACCGTCAAGCGCAGCATCATCCGGATGCTGGAACGCGACGGCGAACAAGCCGGAAACGTCCTGCGGTCTCGGCTCGGTAAGCGCGAGAAGCGGGAGTTGTTCGAACAGGCAATCGCTTTGCTCGAAGCTGACGGCCTGGTGTCAGGACGGACCGATGAGTACAAGGGCGCAAAACGTGTCCGGTACCGGATCGGGTCAGGCCTGACCAATGAGGTCACCCCTCGAAAGCCCACGTCAGAAGGGGTGACCAATCAGGTCAGGCCTGACCTCGCTGCAACCGTGACGGATCTCGATTCCCGCAGGTCGCACGATCCATCCCCAAATAAGCCGACATGTTCACAGTGGTTCAACAATTGGATCGCAGACCTCCAGAGCCAGGGCGAAACCACCGCAACATCGTTTGCTGCGATCGAGGCCGGCATGGCTTTGGGCTACACCAAGGGCAACATCCGGGCAGCGGCATCAGCGCACCCAAACGTGCACACCATCAACCGCAAGGGCGGCACCGCAACGTGGTCCATCCAGCCCGGCTACCGGCCACCCGCGTACGAGGGGGCACCGGAGTGGCTCGACAGGTGGCTCGATCAACAAGACGACGGGTTCGTCCTACCCGAGGACGCCAAGCTTGCCGGGGAAGCTGCCGGCCACCCATGGGACTCCGTGCGCCGAGCAGCAGGAATGTCGCAGCGGATCGAATCCGTACCGGCACACGGCGACAGCCGTAAGGACCGCATCTGGCGCATCGTCGACGCGATGGCCGAAGAAGCTGCGAACTGACCGTGGACCAGCGTCCCGTGCAAGCCTGGCCCGGAGTCGTTGTCGTCTCCGGGCCAGCGCTACGCGTCGCCGGGGAAGCCATCCTCATCGCGATGCGGTCCCGCCACCGATCAGGACTGCCCAACAGCCGGATCCACGAAGACCTCGTGCGAGCGCTCCTCCAAGCGTCCGCCAACGGTCACTCGGACGTCCCCGATGTGCACATCCCGGCAACATCTCCCACAGTCCCGATCGACGAGGCCGCCAAGCAACTCGGGTTGTCACACAGGCAAACCCGCCGGCTCGCCCCGAAACTCGGGGGCCGAATCATCGCCGGCCGATGGCTCCTCGACCAGACCGCCATAGACGAACACAAGGAACCAGAAACATGGACCGAACCGAACTAGCACGAGTCCTCGCCAGCCTCACCGACGACGAGTTCGCCGCCATCGTCGCCGAATCCCGCACGCCGAGCACCGCAGACTTCGGCGGCATGGCCCGCGGGCGCGCGGCCTTCGAGCAACACAAGAGCCTGGCCAGCATCCAGGTCGAACCCGAACCCATAACCCACTACGTCATCGACCAGGGATAATTACCATGCCTACAACCACTTCCGCGAAGTCCCTCCGCGACAGCGTCCTCGACGCCATCCCCGGATACCGGCAAGCTGAACACCGCCGCCACCGCCTCACTCAGATCCTCGGACAGCTCCCCGCCCAGCCGGATCTGATCCTCGGATACCAGGCCCGCATCTTCGCCGCCGCCGACGAGGGCGCCGACAACCTCAACGACCTCCGCCTCGACTACATCACTGACCTCACTGTCGCCCAAGGTGCGATGCGGTTCCGGGAAGAAGTCGTCGAAGCGATGCATCAGGCCGTCACCCAAATGGACACCACCCGCCGCCAAGGGGCATCCGTGGCCCTGGACTACCTTCGCCGCGAACTCGACTCACTCATGGCAGATGTGCGAAAGAACCGCGACATCATCGCCACCCACCCGACGAATGCAGCCGACGTCATCAACGGGGGCCGCTCCGCGAAGGACTGGAAGCTCGTCGAGGACTTAGTCACTCGATACGACACGCTCCGCGCCCTGCACCGCGAGTACGTGAAGTTCCAAGGAAACCCAGGCGGTACCGACTTCGCGGTCTGCGGGCAGGTCGCCAAGTTCCTCGACACCGACCCGCACTGGATCCACCGCCGTAACACCGCACACGGCAACGGCTCCCCGGTCCCGGAGATCCGCGAATGGTTCGCTAGCAGGCCCGCCCGCCGCACCAAGGCGGAAGATGCTGGACGCTCCAGCATCTGGCCGGCCAGCATGCGCCCCGCCGAATGGCTTCTCACCGTCGCCGACAACCGGCCCTGGCTACCCAACGCCCACAGCATCGAGGAAGCCGCCCACCTGGCCAACCAGCTCATGGACAAGCCATTCAAGAACGGCTCCACCCTCAACTTCTTCCGCGACACCCTGAAGAAGGTCTCCGAACTCACGGCCAACGGCACGCCAGGCGCCACGCCCCGCACGAAGCCCGCCAAGCCTGTGGCCTTCACCGTCTAGGACCACCAATGAATAAGCGGCCGGCTAAGCGTCAAACCCACATCATCACTCCCTTACAGGGCAAGGACTCCCACGATGGCCTACTGCAGTGCCGGAGGAGTACCTGCGCAGCGCCGCCGCGCAAACCGACACCGACTGGACTCCTGAGCACAGGGATAGAGGACTGACATGGCCATATACGTCGACGTTATTTCCCGTCTCGATGAGCGTGCCGCTGCGGTCACCGCGAAGCAGATTGAGCGGCAGTTCAGCCAGGCGGGGGAGAACGCCGGTAAGTCGGCGTCTTCGGCGATGTCGGATGCGATCGACCGGGCCACCCGCACCACGGGGAATGGGATCACTACCCAGTTCTCGGATGTGGGTGCCCGTGCTGGCCGCGGGTTCGGCACGTCGTTCAACACCTCGGTGACCCAGGCGGCCAACGCCTCGGGTGGCTTCTCCACCGCTGTGGGCGGTTACGGAGCTGTCGCGGCGAAGGCCGGAACGGCAGCCGGTCGTGCGATGGGGCTGGCGTTCACCGCCGCTGCGGGTGGTGTGATCGGTGCAGCCAGCCTGACCTTGTTCAAGGGGTTTGAGCGGTACAAGTCGATTGATGCGGCGAAGAACCGCCTGGAGAACCTGAACCGCACTCTGCAGGGGTCGGGTCGTGCCGCGTTGGATGTGGCTGCGGTGATGGACACCGTGACGCAGGCGGTGACGGATACACCGTTCGCCCTCGATCAAGCCTTCTCGGTGGCTACCAGGGCGCTGTCGTCGAATACCGGTGACCTACAACGCTTCATGAGCGTCGTCACCGACGCTGCCGGGTTTGCGGGTGCTGGGGTTGATGAGATCGGGAATGCGTTCCTGAAGGTCGCCAATACCGGCAAGGTTTCGATGGAGGAGATCGGCAACGAACTCCGCAACATCCCGATTCTGCCGTGGTTGCAGAAGCAGCTCGGGGTGACGGGTGGGGAGCTGCAGAAGCTCATCTCGGACGGCAAAGTCGGCCTCAACGATTTGATGAAGGCTGTTGAGGCTAACGCGTCTGGGTTTGCGAAGGCTTCGGGGGAGACCATCGAGGGCGCGATGGCGAACATGCAGACCGCTGTCGCCCGTATCGGCGCGAACTTCCTGGGCGCGATCTTCGGGAAGCCCACGGAGGATGGCAACGACCTCGTCGAGGTGCTCAAGACTGTCCGGGCACGTCTCGACGACGTCAATGCGTGGATCACCGCCAACCAGGGCCGCATCGGCGACACCTTCGAGGACGCGGTGGGGGTGGCGAAGGACCTCGCCGGGGCGGTCAAGGAGATCATCGACTTCCTCGACCGTATGGGTATCGGCATCGATGATGTGGTGAAGGCGTTCATCGCGTGGAAGGCCATCGGCGGGGTTGTCTCCCTGACTAAGACCCTGGGCGGCATCAGTGACATGCTTGGGGTGGGTTTGCCGACTGCTGCGGGTAAGGGCGCTGGCGGGATTACGGCGGCGTTGGCGAAGGTGAAGTTGCCGACGTGGTTCACGTTCTTGATGAAGTGGGGCGGCCCGATGGCCGTCGGAGCCCAGTCGGACCAGAAGAGTGCCCCCGAGTTGGGGTTGCCTGAGGTCAAGTTCGATGATCAGGGGCGCCCGTACCTTCCTGGCTCGGCACATGATCCGGGCGCTAAGTTGCCGAACGCCATAGATCCGACGGGCGGCCTGCTGACTGGACCCTATGGGTCGACAGGTCCGTTCCTTCCCGGATCGTTGGGTGGGCCTGCTGGGGCACAGGCTGAGCGCCGCGGTACCCGCACAACACCTCAGGCTCCTGCGGGTAACCCCATCCTCGATGCTCCTGGCGCTGGAGACAGTGGCAGCGGCAGGGGACCGAAGCTTCCGAAGGCACCCGTGGTGCCTTACGACACCACCCTGCCTCCAGGGATCGCCGGGATGCCCGCCGACCCTGCCGTGTATTCGGCGGAGTCGAGTTTCCTGGATGCCCGTCATGCGTTGGCGGAGAAGCGTGCCCGGCTGGCCCAGTTGGAGGCGTCTGCGGAGGCGACCGAAGAGGACCGCCTGAACGCCCGCAATGATGTGCTGGCGGATGAACGGGACTTTGCCGCTGCTGAGATGCGGATGCATGAGGCCCGCCAAAACCAGTACGAGAAGATGACCAAGAAGGTCACCGAATCGTCCAAGGAACTCTCCGAGCTCGGTGCCGAACTGGATAAGGACTTCGGTATCTCGAAGGGCCTGTCCGGGATCATCGAGAACTTCGTGAAGGCCGCCGGCAACATCCTCGCGGCACCGTTCCTGCAAGCACTTGGGATGGTGGAGAAGGCCAACCCGAATGAGGGTTCCGGCCTGGTCGGGATGCTCGCCGCTAACGGCGCGTTCGGGTCCCAGTACACCCCTGCCATGCTGCAGGGCCCTCAGGCGGCACAGGGCGCGTTGCAGCCGGGCTACGGTATCCCCGCTGTTAGTGCCGGCGGGGCTCCGAGTGAGGCTCAGGTCAAGGCAATCGCGGCGGCGTTCGGGCTGCAGGTCACCTCCGAGGACCGTGCTGGCGACCCGGGTTATCACGGCAAGGGCATGGCCCTGGATGTCTCCAACGGATCCGGTAACACCCCGCAGATGCGGGCATTCGCCGACTACATGGCCACCAACTTCGGGTCCAGCCTGAAAGAACTGATCTACAGCGATGGGTCGTTCTCGGGTCTGATCGGCGACGGCAAGAACGTCACCGGGACCGGGTACTACTCATCGGGAACCCTGGCCGAACATCAGAACCACGTCCACGTCGCGGCGGCATGGAGTGACGGCGCAACCCAGGCCACGGGCGCCCTGTCGAACCTCGCCACTGCCGCACAGTCCGCTTCCGGGGCACTGACAAGTGGCGGCTGGAACGCTGACTGGAATGCCATCGCACAAGCCGAGTCTGGCGGCAACTGGGGCATCAACACTGGCAACGGCTACTACGGCGGACTGCAGTTCAAGCAGTCCTCGTGGGACGCCGCCGGGGGACAGCAACACGCCCCCCGCGCTGACCTCGCCACCCCATACCAGCAGGCGCTGACCGCGGAGAACCTGTTGGCGATGCAGGGTCCGGGAGCGTGGCCGAACACGTTCGTGCCGGGCAGTTCGGGACCGGCACCCACGGGCCTGACCGGTATCCCGGCGTTGGCCGGGGGAGCAATGCCCGGAACTGGGATGCCGACCGGCTTGCCGATGAACGGCGGCGGCACCCCGTATCCGTCTCAAGGGGGGAGCAGCGGCAACATCCTCGGTGGCATGGCGCTGGACGGGATCATGGCCGCCACATCAGGCCTGGACATGATGATGCCCGGCGCTGGTGCCGCCGCGAAGGTTGGTGTGCAGCTCATCAACCGCACCATCGGCTACGCCGCCCAGAACGCAGGCATCATCGCCTCCGGCATCGGCGAAACGGTCTCCCTCGGCGACAACCCACGCGGATCCATCGGCGCAGGCTGGATCGGGAAGATCGCAGGCGGTATCGCCGGTGCTGCCCCTGCCCTGCCGAACATCGCCGGCCCATCGAAGACGCCGCTTCCGCCCAAGGACGGTCAGCCCGGACAGCCAGGCAACACAATCAACCTAACGAACGAACGCGCCAACGAGAACCAGAACGGCGGCGTCATCGCCGAACATCTAATTGCAATGAACGCGCCGACAGGAAGGCAGTAACCAATGAACTGCGAAGTATGCGCCCTCCACGAAACCGGCGAAACAGGCCAAGCCGCCCGCAAGGAAGCAATCCGGCACCGGCGCCTACTCCTGGCGTACCTCACCCAATCCGACGACGCCATGGCCGAAATCAGAGCCGAGATCAACGACTGCGTCGACTGCCTACTCCGACTGTCGCTCGCCTTCGTCTCCATCAACGCGGCATTCACCGTTGCCTCGTGCGGGGGAGATATGCAGCGAGCCATCGCCGAGGTTGAGCAGTCGCTCCTCACCTACATGGACCAGGACCCGCCCGACGCAGCCGACCCCACCCCGGATGCCCCTCCCACCGCCCCCTGACCGCCCCCCTTGGCCATGGCGAATCCCCTCCCCGATACCTGAAACGAATAGCCCTAAGTGAGGTTCTGATGGCAGATAAGGCTCCTCCGGTTCCTTCAGGGTTGAAGGTGTCTGGCCGGAAGTTGTGGCAGGCGACGGTGAAGGATTTCGACCTCGATGAGCATGAGCTGGCGTTGCTTCGGGAGGCGTGTCGGTCCCTCGACTCCCTCGATGCCCTGCAGACCGCGGTGGACCAGGACGGGGTAGTGGTCGAGTCACCGCAAGGTTTGAAGGCTCACCCGGCGCTGGTCGAGGTTCGCCAGCAGCGCATTACGTTCGCTCGGTTGATCGCGCAGTTGGGTATACCGACCGGCGATCAAGACCACTCAGGCGGGCAGCGTCGCGCGGCCCGGGGCGTGTACGGGATCACTGGGGTGGTGTCGTCGTGAGGCGCCGCAGGTTTGTAGAGGGTGGTGGTCCTGCTGCTGTGTTGGCGGATCCGGCGACGTGGGCGCCGTGCGCAGGTCCAGGTGGGGTTCCTCAGCCTTGTCTGTGCTGGTTCGGTCGTCAGCAGGAGTCCGTACCGGACGAGAAGTGGCCCGGGGGCGATGGTGGCAAGTTCCGGGATTGGCTGCGGGCCTGTCAGGGCCGGGACTGCCACGCCCCGTTCGACCCGTCGAAGATCTAGACGGGAACGTTGTCGGGGTGGGTGGAAAAAAATTCCGGAGAGATATCAGCGCCAAGGCCAAGGGGGGCGGGAGGGGTCGCCCCCCTTGGGGGAATTCCCCACCCCCGATGCGCGGAGTCGCGCCCGGCCCCGCAACAGAGTGGTGCCCGAGCTGCGAGAAGCTGTCACCAAAGTGGCCAGAGGTGCGTCTGTGAATAGGTCCGCCACGTTGGCTGTAAGGGCCGAAAGGGACGTGAAGTGACATTGCTGTGATGTAAGTCACATATCCAGCATCGGACAGGGGCGCTGCCGGGTTGCCCGCAAGCGCCAAAAATAAGGGCATTACGGCCCGCTAGCGCGACCACCGAGCGACTTAGAAGCGCGCCGAGGGTCGTCAGATACCTAACGACACTGCAGTGCTTAGACGCCATTCTAGAGCCACTAATCTGCCCATCGCCGCTGGTCAGGGACCCAGAGTGTCCGTTGACGGACGCGCGACCGCAGCCTATCGTTGGATTCATCAACACCGGCCCCTCTGCATTTCGCCGACGCTAAGTCATGAAATGTACGGGCCGGTTTTCATTTCCCTAAGGTCTCGTGACGGGTCATCCACGCCTGTCGGCGCGTGCACGACGCCCCTGTGCTGTAGACCTGTACAGCGTGGTCGCTTACGACAAACCCCACAAGACGTTCGAGCAGCAGCTCGCGCTGCTAGTCGAGCGCGGAATGACGTACCGAGACCATTCCTACGTCTTGTCCTCCCTGAAGCGGATCGGCTACTACCGGCTATCGGGATATACCTATCCATTCCGTGTGCTCGATGACGGCGGCGGTCGAAAGGACGAGTTCATCGAGGGCGCGTCGGTTGAGGCGGCCATTGAACTACACGACTTCGACGTAAAACTGCGAAGTGTTCTCCTGGCCGGCCTAGAGAGTTTCGAGTTGGCCCTCCGGACGCAGATCGCCTACGCCCTGGGTAAGCGAGACACATATGGGCACCTTGATCCCTACGGTTCACTTGACAGCGTGGCCTGCGACGCGACCATCGGCGATTCATCGAAGTCGCACTACGACCGCTGGCTAGAGAAGTACGAGAGCCGGTGCGAAGGTGCGGAGAAGGAAGATTTCGTCAAACACTTCAAGGAAAAGTACGACGGCCGCTTACCGATCTGGGCAGCGACTGAAGTGATGGATCTTGGCGGCGTAGTTCGGCTATACGGGTTCCTCCTCCGCGAAGATCGTGTAAGGATTTCCCGAAACTTCGGACCGCGGCGCGAGCCAGACTTTCGAGCGTGGACGAAGTCGTTGAACCTGCTTCGAAACCATTGTGCGCACGGCGACCGTGTCTGGAACCGTAGCTTCACCTATACCCTGCCGGATTTTGTTGAGCCGCATATCGATCCGCGTCTGTCGCATCTCGCCGGGGGCACGCAGATCACGCGCCGGAAGATCTACGCGCTGGCGGCAGTGCTCGCGAGTTCGTTGATTCACATCGACCCTTACAGCAACTGGCCACGGGCATTTGCGACTCAAGCGAAGAAGCTGCCGGGGGTGCCCCAGGTGGCCACCTTCCACACGATGGGATTCCCGACGGATTGGCAGGACCTCGATCTATGGAAGCACCAACCGACGTCGCGTACCCGATAGACCGACCACATTCTGACCACAATCTGGCCACAGTTACAGATAACTACTGTTAACCGTGGTCATCCGTTCTTGCAGGAAAACCGCAGATAAAGGCCCTGAACAGCACCATGATTCGCCTTTGCAAGGCAGATGTCAGGAGTTCGAATCTCCTAGGCTCCACAATCAAGAGAATCTCCCAAAGTTGGTTAGGTTACCCTCAGCTGTGTGAGCTTCTCGTATGCGTCCGTCATCGAGACCAAGGCGCTCAACCCCCGGATGGTCCGGATC